CGGCAAACATTATATTCATTGAACGTCGTGCAGTAACCGCGTCGTAAGAGGTACGAACTTCCATACCTGCAAGTTCGTAAGCCTCTTCGATAGCGGTTGCTACATCTAAACTAAATGCTCTAGTTCCAGAAGTTGCCATATTAAGAAACGTATGCTACAAAAAAGTCGCAGTTTGCTAATACGACATAAGCTCCAGTACTAAATCTAACTCCGTCGCTTGGTAATCTTTGGTCAAATGATTCATTTGCCGCACTACCAAATTTAAACTCTATTAATAATTTAGTTCCAGAAGCACTAGTGCCATCATATATTTTTATACTAGCGTCAGCCGCACTTGTTTGAGCTTGAATGGACTTAATTCTTATAGGACCTAAGTTTGTGGCACTACCTGCACCGCTACCTATATATCCTTGAAGTTGTCCTGAACTCGTTAAAGGGACTGTTACTTTTACATCTGATGAATGCATTTTAAGCTCCTAAATTATTATGCGTCAGCAAATGGAGTTACTAAAGTTCCTGAACCTAAAATAATACCTTCTACGGCATATTTAGCAGAAGCTATAGCTGTTACTGTTATTATACTTCCTGCAAGACCACCTTTAGTAGTACCGTTTAAAGTAATAACATCGTTACTCGCTCCAGATATAAAAGTTTTTCCAGTTGCATTATTTACACCTGTGTATAACCCTCCAACGAATTTATCTGTTCCGTCGGTTAATATATCTAAATCAGTAGCTGCTGTTTCTACTACGAAAGTAAAAGTAGCACCTAAGTTATTAGTTTGGTTTGGGTCGTCATCACGTCCAGGAGCTGTTGCTACGATACTAGGTAAAGTAAATTTACCGTCAGCGTCGTTACACAACAAGATTTTACCTGCGTGAGCGTCTACTGTTAAAGTTGTGTCAGCTGTTAAGCTAACTGCGTTTGCATTTCCTGCGGAAATAAAACCAGCAAGTGACCTTACTGGACCTGAAAATGTTGATTTTGCCATTTTTTCCTCCTAAAAGAAAAATACTCTATAGTCTTGGCTTGTCTGCTAGGTCAGTCTATAGAATAAGTTATTACCTAGTTTGGTAAAGTCTATCTTGTTTTTTACCAAAAAGAAAGGGGAACCGAAGTTCCCCTTCCTACTAATCGTTTAAGATTAAGCTCCAGGTGAGCCGAAGATTCCTCTCCAGTCACTGAAACCAAAACTGTAACGTTCTCTAGCTTTGTATCTTACATTACCAGTTTCGAAGTCTCCTTCCATGCTGGTTGAAACTGGAGTTCTAACGAAATGTTTTAATCCGTTAGGAACATCAGTTTTAATGAAGAAAGCGTCTGTGTCAGTTAGATAATTGTTGACAGTGTAACCACCAGAAATCATTCCTAGATTTCTAATAGCGTTAATGTCATTATCTGAAGTTCCGACACGACCTTGAGATTCCATTAGTCTGTCTGCTACGAATTGTAGAGCAGGTGGAATTATTAGTCTTACTGCTTGTGCATTAACCTTTAATCCTCTTTCATCTTTAAAATCAGCAATGTCAATCAATGCTTGTTCTAAAGAAGTTTCGTTAAGGTCTGCTGCTGTTGCAAGTTCATTTCTCAAATCACCTGCACCAACTGTTGGATGGTCTGTTGCACACAGTTCTTTTCCGTCACCACCAACAAAAGAAGAACTAAACGCATTGTTTAATACGTTAGCTGCTTTTACTTGTTTAGTTGTTGACATTGACCTAGCTAAAGCTCTTGTGTATCTGGAAGAAAGAGTATCGTAGAGATTATCTTCGATAGCTTCTTCTGTCAATGCAAAAGCTAATGCTACTGTTTCATGTGTGTAACGACTGGTCCACGCTTCCTGAGCAGTATCATAACTAACAGCTGCACCTTCACCTTTTACGGTTGCTTGACCAAAACCAGAAAGCATAACTTCTTCTTCAAAAGCTCTATCAGAGTTTTCTGTGTCGAAGATAGCTTCGTGTTGGTTTTCATAACGGTCATACTCTAATCCAAAGAGAGCATGTAGACCAGGAACTAACTCTTTTACGAGTTGGGCTCTATTTATTGCCATGATGTCCTCCTAATTAGACTGCAAATGTGTTAGTTGGGAAAGTAAAGTAAGCTCTAGCATTAGCTCCTATTGAGTTGCTTGGTGCTAGATTAAACCCTACACATAAAGCTACACCACTTGAAGTAGTTGCTGTTACACCTTCTTTACTTCTGCCGTTTAATGTACTACCAGCAGTAGTTGATAAAGTGTATTTGTTACCAATAAAACTTACTGCAGGAGTTCCCGCTGTAAATTGAGCTTCGTATACGATTCCAGGGTCATTGTATACAAGAGCTTTGGCGTCAGCACTACCTTGAGTAGCTGTGCTTCCTGTCCATACTTTAGAAAACGTAGGAGTTCCATCCGTTGCTGTAAAGAATACTCCGTAAAAAACACCTATAGGTGTATCAGTGGCTCCTGCTTGTGTTACATAACCACTTGATAAAGTTACTACGTCACCGCTAAAAATAGAAGTGCTGGTTCCACTAGCAATTCTCATTTCAGCAGGTCTGATAGTACCACCATAGATGTGATATGCGGGAGTAAATCCATTAGGTGCGTCTGTATTTGCCATTTTTTACCTCTTTATAATAAATACAAATTAATCACTTTCGGAATTTTTCCTACTACCAAATGCGACTTTAGATGACCTTTGGATATCGCTATCTTTCAAAGGCATTTTAGGGTCGCTTTCTCGCAAGAAGTTTTGGTCTACACCGCTCATAGCGTCTCTAGCTTGATTATTAAAGTAAGCGTTACGCTCTTCTGCAGTTTCGACTGGAACTTTTGCAAGTATTAAACCTCCAACTCCTATTACTCCTTTATTAGCTCCGTTCTCTACGGTAGGTGCTTCAAAATTAGGATAATCTTCTGCTCTCACAGGTTCATATCCTTCTCTAATACGTTTAGACATATTAGATTTATCGTCGCTTCCTCTTGTAGATTCACGAATCCACCTGAACTGATATCCAGGAGGTGCTTCGGGTGCGTCCAACATGGACGGGGGTTGCCAAGGTCTTCTGCGAGTTTGAGATTCTCGTGTCTCTGCAGAACGTGAGTTTCGCTCTGGGCTGACTTCTGGGTTTTTAATATCATCTGTCATTTTATACTCCTTTTTCTATATGTTTAGCATATTCTTCAAGCGGGACATTAAGTCTTTTAGCTATTGCTACTTGACTCGGTGTCAGCTTGACCTTGCGTGACGCTTTTCTGCCACTAGCACCTCTGCTAGAGGCGGCAACTTGTTGCACGGGTTTAGGTTGCTCTTCTGAAAACTTGTTTGGATAGATGTCTCTCATACCTGAATCTATTTTTTCGTAATATTCATCAGACTGTGGGTCAACACCTGAATCCACTAATTCTTTATGTAATCCGAAAGCAGTAAACGTCATGGTTTGGTCTTCTCCGAACCATTTGTTTTTAGAAGCCCATTCTTCAGCTTTAGGGTCAGGCTGTGGTTGAGGTTGTGAATACTGCTGTGGAGCAGTGTATTCAGTTTCAACTTTTTCTTCATTTTCTTCTCTAAGCTGTTGTTGTGCAGATAACCTTCTAAAGTTTTCAGCTTCAGCGGCTGCTCTAGATAGATTTTCTGTAGCGATTGTAATCGCTTCTGCATTTTGTGCTTCATTTGCTTCTCTGAGCTCAATTTTGGCTCTTTCGAGGTCAGATTGTATCCTATTTTCATACTCTTTGAAAAGGGATGAGTCAGAACTTTTTAATTTACTTTTTAATGAAGGAATACTGATTTTACCAAAGTGAAAAACACTTGCCGCAAGAGCTGCATCTGCTTTTCCAACTGTAAATGTTTCTTTAAAATGTTCCTCAGTACCAGCTCCACCCGATGCAATAATAGGAATATTCAATTGATTTGATAGTTTAGCTATAGCATCATTAGCAAATCCATTTTTAGTACCATCATGATCCATTGAGGTAAAAAGGATTTCACCAGCGCCTCTGGATTCAACTTCTTTTACCCAGTCTTTAAGTTCAATATCTGTTGGAACTTTACCGCCAACCAGATGAACCATCCAGCGACCATTTATTTTTTTTGCATCAATTGCAACTACAACACACTGATTTCCAAATGATTCAGAAAGCTGGTTAATCAAATCAGGAGTTCTTACTGCTGCTGAATTAACCGATATTTTGTCTGCACCGTTGCGGAGTAATATTTTTGCATCTGATACACTGCTTACACCACCTCCAACAGTAAATGG